TGCGCTTCTGAACCGGATCGGCTCGGTCCAGGCGGCCTTCGACGGTGACTACTCCATCGGCTCGGCTCCGACCGGCGACGCCACCCTGAGCGGTGGTGAAGTGGACATCATCCCCAGCACCGCGCTCGGGGCGGCCACCGCCAAGCTCAGCCCGCGTGTGCGCGGCGCGTCGACGACCTCGCTCAACGGCGCGATCCTCGACAACACCGACGGCTCGCTGGAGCTCAACCTGAACCTGCTCATCGACGACGCCAACATCAGCGCCGACGATGTGGCCTTCACCGCCACGGGCGAGCTCATCCTGCTCTACGCGGTGCTGGGCGACGACTAAGCAACCGCGAGGAGCAATCGCATGAGTGACACCAAGGCAGCCATCCTGACCGCCCTCAAGGCGCTGGACCCCAAGAACGACGACCACTGGACGTCGGACGGTCTGCCGCGTCTCGATGCGATCAAGGTCAGCGGTGTGAAGCGCGGGGACGTCACTGACGCTGCTCCCAACTTCACCCGCGAAAACCCGACGCTGGAAGCCCCCGCGCCTGCAGCTGACCCCTCTGGGCCCACTGCCCAGGGTGCTGAGGCCGCTCCCACCCCCGAGGCCGACCAGGCCCAGGGAGGCGGCGACGACGGCGACGACGGCGACGAGGGCGACGAGGGCGATGACGCCCAGGCGGCCGATGCAGACGACGCTTCCGACCCGGCGCGCCAGGACCGGCCTGCCGACGAGGGCGATGAAGACGACGAGCTTGATCCGCTGCCCGGCGATGACGAGCTCGACGAGGCTGAGGCTGCCGTCATGGAAGCCAAGGCCGTGCTCGAAGAGGCTCAGTCCAAGGCCAACGCGGCCAAGAAGGTGGTGGACACGGCGCAAGCCGAACACGACCGTCTTGTCGAGCTCCGGGACGCTCAGCGCAATCCGCATGCGGACATGGAGGAGCGCCTGGCGTTCATCCACCGTCAACAGGCGGAACGCGCGCGGCGCGCGGGGGTGGCTCAGGAGACCCTCAAGGGCCTGAACCTCGACAACCTGGACCCGCGTTCGCCCCTGGACCGTTCCATGGCCCGGAAGAAGGGCTTCGGCCATCGTCCGCGTCCGGCTCGGCCCCTGAACAAGGGCGAATAAGCTCATGGCCCGGCTCGCCACCCTTGGCGGAGCGGTGGCCGGGCGTCTCCAGGCTTCGCTCTACTTTGCGCGAGAGCAGCGCCGTGACCGCCGCAATGCGGGGCGGCCTGTTCTCGACAGCGAAGACCCGCCGACCATCACCGGAACGCCCCAGGTGGGCGTGGAGCTCACGGCCGTCGATGGCACCTGGGAAGGCGAGCCTGAGTTCGCCTACACCTGGCGCAGCGGGACCGACATCGTGGGCAGCGACGCCACCTACACCCCCGTCGAAAGTGACGAGGGCAACGACATCACCGTGACTGTGACGGCTCGGAACCGCTGGGGCTCGAAGAGCGCCACGAGTGCCGCCGTAGGTCCGGTGGCGGCAGCGTAGGAGGGCAGCATGGCTTTCACCGTTGAGGATGGCACCGGGGTGGCAGGGGCGAACGCCTACATTGCTGTGGCCTACGCTGACGCCTACTTCACCGATCGTGGTGTGACCGCCTGGACTGGCTCGAACGAGGTCAAGCAGGCCGCCATCATCAAGGCCACCGACTACATCGAGACCCGCTGGGGCGATCGCTTCAAGGGCCGCCCCGAATTCCTGGACCCGCGTCAGCCCCTGGGCTTCCCCCGGCTGTGCCTGTACGATCGTGCTGGGCAGCTGGTCGAGGGCATCCCGGACAAGCTCATGAAGGCCACCGCTGAGTACGCCCTGCGTGCGCTGAGCGGTGAGCTCATGCCCGACCCGACTACGGACGCCAGCGGGGCTATGATCGCAGGCAACCGCCAGAAGGTGGGGCCGATCGAGACCGAGGTCACCTACGCGGCCTCCATGGGGGTCCGCACCCTCAAGCCCTACCCTGCTGCTGACAAGCTCCTGAGCGAGTACGTCAATGGCGGGGGCGCTCGTGCGGTGCGCTGATGGCAGGGGTCGACTACGCAGCCCTGGCGGTCACCGCTAGGGCCCTGGTGGAGGCCAACGGCCGCCAGGTGACGCTGCGCAAGCTGGCGACCACCCCGGCCGACGCTGGCAAGCCCTGGAGGGGCGCTACCGACCCTGCAAGCCCAGCAGCGGCCACGGCAACGCCCTACGGGGTGGCCGTGCCCCCGTCCAGCGCCACCTCCCTGGGCATGTCCACCCAGGACAACGACCTGGTTAAGCGGTCGGAGCAAATCTTCATCATCACCCCGGTCGAAGGCGAGACCAACGACTACTCTGAGATGACCGAGCTCGTGGACGGCGGTGAGCCCTACCGCATCATCGGGGTTGAGAAGCTGCGTCCCGCGACCGTCACCCTCCTGTACTTCATAGGAGTGGCGCGATGAGCATGACCATCCAGCAGGCCCGCGACGAAATGAGCGCGCTGTTCAACACCGCGTGGAGCCCGCGCGCGGTGATCTGGGATGGCCTGCCCGGCAAGCCCCCGAGCGGCCGCACCCCCTGGGCCCGGTTCACTGTCCGCCATGCCGATGGCGAGCAGGCCACCCTGGCGAACGACCAGGGACGGCGGCGCTGGCGTCGCAGCGGCACCATCTTCATCCAGCTGTTTGCTCCGGTGGGAGATGGATTGTCTGCACTCGATCCGCTGACTAAGATCGCCATGGACGCCTATGAAGGTCAGTCGACGGCAGGCGGCGCGTGGTTTCGCGACGTCCGCTGCCGAGAGATCGGTCCGGATGGCGACTGGTATCAGGTCAACGTCCTGGTCGACTTTGAGTACGACGAGGTCAAATAGGCGACAGGAGGTTCAAGATGGCCCAGGTGAACAAGATTGACAGCAACATCACGGGGCTCCGCTATGCGGAGGAAGCCTCGCTGAAGACGCTGACCGGCACTCCGACGTGGGTTCCCCTAGAGCCGAACAGCTACAACGACTTCGGCGGCAACCTGACCAAGGTCGCCCGCAACCCGATCAACCCGAACCGCCAGCGCAAGAAGGGCGTCACGACCGACCTCGAAGCGTCGGGTGGTATCAACAGCGACTTCACCCAGACCAACCTGCAGGACCTGATGCAGGGCTTCATGTTCGCCGACTTCCGCACCAAGGCGGAACGCGAGGACATCTCGGCTGTGGTCAGCGGCAACAAGTACAACCTGGCCAGCACCACCGGCTTCTATGTCGGCTCGCTGGTGCTTGCCGCCAACTTCACCACGACCGCGAACAACGGTCTCAAGAAGATCACCACGGTTACGGCCAGCACCTCGATCACGGTCAGCGAAACGCTCACGGCGGAAGCCTCCCCGCCCGATGCGAGCTCGCTGGTAGTGGTCGGCTTCGAGGGCACCACGGGTGACCTGGAGATCGACGCCAGCGGCGCGCTCCCGGCGCTGATCAGCACCACCAAGAACCTCACCGAGCTCGGCCTCATCCCCGGCGAGTGGGTGTTCATCGGTGGCGACGCGGCCGGAACGCAGTTCGCCAACGAGGAAAACAACGGCTTCAAGCGGGTCCGCACCGTCGCGGCCAACGCCATCACGTTCGACAAGAGCGACGAGGCGATGACCACGGACGACGGCTCCGGCAAGACCATCCGGGTCTTCACCGGCCGCGCGCTCAAGAACGAGACCGGCTCGCTCATCAAGCGCCGCTCCTACCAGCTGGAGCGCACCCTGGGTGCACCCGACGACGGCAGCCCCTCGCAAATCCAGAGCGAGTACCTGACCGGCGCGGTGCCGAACCAGTTCACCCTCAACATCCCGACCGCCGACAAGGTCAACGCGGACCTGTCCTTCGTGGCCCTGGACCACGAGACCCGTGACGGTGCCACCGGGGTGAAGAGCGGCAACCGGCCGTCCCTGGTCGAGAGCGACGCCTTCAACACGAGCTCCGACGTCACCCGGCTGCGCATGGCGCTGGTGTCTAACACCGCTGAGGCCCCGACCCCGCTGTTCAGCTTTGTGACCGAGCTCTCGGTGGCGATCAACAACAACGCCTCGGCCGCCAAGGCTGTGGGCGTCCTGGGCGGCTTCGACGTCATCGTGGGAACCTTCGAGGTGAGCGGCAACGTGACCGCCTACTTCTCGAACGTCTCTGCGATCGAGGCAGTGCGGGCCAACTCGGACGTGACCATCGACTTCGCAGCGGTCAAGAACAATGCGGGGTGGGTGTGCGACCTGCCGCTGATCGCCCTGGGCGACGGCCGCGCCAACGTCGAGCAGGATCAGGCCATCACCCTCCCCGTGTCCATGGACGCGGCGACGGCGGCCGGTATCGACAGCAACCTGGACTACACCCTGTTCCTGGTGTTCTTCGACTACCTGCCCGACCTGGCTGACGCCTAATCCCGTGGGGGCCGGGTCTGCCCCCAACCACATGTGAGAAAGAGGAGCTCTCATCATGTCCATGTACAAGCAGTTCCAGACCGATACAAATCTGGAGAAGACCGGGGTCGACCTCGACTACGGTGACTTCATTGTCACGATCGCCCGCGCTGGCGGCGCGAACAAGAAGTTCGAGAAGGCCCTGGAAGCCAAGACCAAGTCGGTCAAGCGCGCCATCCAGACCGAAACGCTCGACAACGAGCGCGGCAAGGCCATCCTTCGTGAGGTCTATGCCGAAGCGGTGGTGCTCAAGTGGGCGGTGCGCGTTGCGTCCGACAACAAGGGCAAGCCGCTGGAGCCGCTCAAGCTGGTGGCCGAAGCCGATGGTGGTGACAGCGTCTTCGTCCAGGGCATTGAAGGCCCGTCGGGCGACGTCGTCCCCTTCACCGTCGAGAACGTGGCCGCCACCTTCAAGGCCCTCCCCGACCTGTTCTCGGACATCCAGGAGCAGGCCCAGAAGGTCGCGCTGTTCCGCCAGGCGGTACAGGAAGCCGAGGCAAAAAACTAACGGCGGTCCTGCTCTATACCCTAGAGCAGGGCCCTGTTGAGCAGAGGATCATCCGGGAGTGCATGCAGCGGAAGCTGCCTCTGCCCGACCGGATACAGAACGCCCCTGACCTAGAGCTCGGACTGGAGCTCTACCTGGGGGCGTTCTGGGAGCTCGATAGCTGTAGGCCCTTGGGGTTTGGGGAAGGACCGATACCGTGGACGACCATCGAGCAGTACGCTCAGCTGAACGAGATCGACGGGGAGCAACGTGAGATGCTCCACTACCACGTTCGCCAGCTGGACAACGCCTATCTGAAGCACCGGGTGGCCAAGACTAAGGCCGCCACCGGGGGCAAGACCTAATGGCTGGGCTCGGAGCCTTCGCCCGGCGCATCCGGGTGCGCGGCCGCCAGGTCGAGGAGGGCGTCAACAAGCTCGTGCGCAAGTGCGCCCTCATTGCCGACCGGGAGCTCGTTCTGGAGACCCCGGTGGACACCGGCCGCGCGCGTTCCAACTGGCAGGTCTCCCTGGGCTCCCCGCTCAGCAGCGAGCGTGAGCCCTACGTCCCCGGTGAGGCCCTGGGCAAAGGGGAAGGGCAGAACGCGGCTGGGGCCCTGGCACAAGCCCAAGAGCGCATTGGAGCTCGCCGCTCGGGACAAGATATATACATCCAGAACAATGTCGACTATATCGGAGCACTGAACGACGGATCATCCGCTCAAGCCCCGGCTGGCTTCGTGCAAGCAGCCATCCAGCGGGCAGTGAGCGCGGTGAGAAACGGAAGGGTCTTCGATGGCGACTGAACGCATTGAGATCATCGTCTCGGAGCGAGGCACCCGAACCGTTCGTCGTGAGATCGAGGACATCGGGGGCAGCGCGACGAGGGCCGAGGGTGCGGTGACGCTCCTCAACCGCGCCCTCGGCCTCATAGGCGGGGGGCTCGCTGTGCGCGAGCTCGCTCGCCTAGCGGACACCTACACCAACCTGCAGAACCGTCTGCGATTGGTGACGACCGACACCCAGAACCTGGCGCGGGTGACCGACGAGCTCTTCAATATCTCCAACCGGACCCGAAGCAGCTACGAGAGCACGGCCGAGCTCTACGCTCGTGTCGCGCTGGCGGCCAAGGACCTGGGGCGTGGCCAAGAGGAGCTCCTGCAGTTCACCGAAAGCCTCAACCAGGCGGTGATCCTGTCCGGCGCGTCGGCTGAGGAGGCCAGCGCGGGCATCATCCAGCTGTCCCAGGGCCTGGCCTCTGGCACCCTGCGAGGCGACGAGCTCCGATCGGTGCTGGAGCAGCTGCCTGCCGTGGCAGACGTCATCGCCAAGTCGCTGGGCGTCACGCGCGGTGAGCTTCGCCAGCTGGGCCAGGACGGCAAGATCACTGCTGACATCGTACTCGACGCCTTCAAGTCGGCGCGCGAGGAGCTTGGCGAGAAGTTCGCTTCGACCATCCCCACGATTGGGCAGAGCCTCACCGTGCTCAAGAACAATGTGATCGAGCTCTGGGGCGAATTCGTCACCACCAACGGCATAGCCCAAGGGCTGTCCGAGACCATCCTGCTGCTCGCCAACAACCTCGACACGATCGTGCCGCTGGTGCTGGCGGTCGGTGCGGCCTTCCTCACTTGGCAGGTCACGTCGATCATCGGCGGCATCCTGGGGCCCATGATCGCTCTGGAACGAGCCCTTGGCGCTACCTCGGTAGCGGCCGCGCTCGCCTCGATCAGCATGAAGGGCCTGCAGGGCGCGGTCAACAGCCTCACCGTAGCGATCGCAGCCAACCCCCTGGGCGCAATCCTGGTTGCCATCACGGCCGCCATCGCCCTGTTCGTGGCCTTCGGTGACAAGATCAAGGTGACCGAAGACGGGGTGGTCTCGCTCAAGGATGTGGTGGTGGCTGCCTTCCAGCTGATCTGGGAGAGCATCTCCGGAGTGGTGGCCTTCTTCCAGACCGCGTGGGACGCGGCGATGACGGCGGTCAATGCGCTGTTCCGAGTGTTCGGTACGACGGTCAGCGCCGTGTTCTCGGCCATCCTCCAGCTGGCCAAGGCCTTGATCAACTCCTACATCGGAGTGTGGGTGCTCGCCTACAAGACGATCGGCTT